AGCCGTTTTTGGGCTGGGTGCGCTGGTTATATACGCGTCTCGAAAACGCCGGGATGGTTTTTAGCTGGGCCTTGAGGCTGTTAATGATGTCGCGGCGGGACATTACAGACCCAGTGCGGATTTTTCCGCGCGGCCCCAGGCCCGACATTCTTCGACCCATGCGTTCCAGGCGTCGGTTTCTGCCGACGGAGCTATGCGCAGACATTTTATTTCGTCGTCAGCGCTGTAGCGAGTGCGGATTTGTTCGGTTACTCTGGTATTGATCAGTCGATAATGTGGGCTGGCGGCCTTGATTGCGTCGCGTAACTCTGGGGTCATTGTCACTGTCTGGATGCTGGTTGCAATCTCGGCGGGCTGATCTGTTGGCAGCGTTGCGGCATCAGGCAGGCTGATGTAGGTTACTCCGTCAATGGTAGCCAGCTCCGTGCCTATCGGGCTGTGTGTTGCGGGATCTTCCGGTAGGTGCAAGGTGCGGGTGGTTTGCGCGTCGATATATTTTTGGTAACTGATGATGGATGTCATGATAATGCCAGGGTATAATTGATTAAATGCTGTTGCTAATGGGTGCGGCGGGTATGACCCAGAATGGATGTGGCGGAATCGGTCGCTAACCCCGCTTCGGAATGCAGCCCCATCGCTACCGCTCAGGGTCTCAGAGAAAAAAGGCCGCCCGGCAACCCACGCCGATGTAGGAGGTGCTGCGCGCATTGGCCAGATCGAGCGCCCAGACCCCGGCAGTCGCACCATCGTACCAGTAGCCCCCGGCGCGCGGGCACAGCTCGTTAGGCCGATAGTCCCATAATCCATCGCTGCCGTAGGCATTCGTGCCGCCGACCCCGCCAGCTAACGGAATGCCCGCCCCAGCAGCCGCCCACGCATTGCCGGAGACAGCCTCGCTCAATACCTGAGTCGCCGCGCCGAAATATTTTAACGTGCTGGATGCGGTCAGTGCCCCATACGTTGCGCCGATGTTGTCATATAGCGCGGCGATTCCGGTTGCGCCCCATAGGTCTGTTGCTAGTGTATTACCTATGGTGACCGAGGCCATGTCTACCGAGGTTTTCAGCAGATAATAATTTGTTCCGTCCGAGGTAATACCGGGTTGTATTTCCCATAGGGTGCCGTTGAGGTCGACTACGCCGCAATTCTGGCCGTTATGCGTGGTTTTGGCTAGTACATTTGCCGACCCCGTTTTGGCGCAGTTAGAGTACCCGTCGGGCACAAAAGTCAAGGTGTTATCGTTGACGTCACCCAGTGCATTGTTATTGCAGCCTTTTGGATAGTTGGTGACGCCCCCGGCGTCATACCAGGCGCAATAGGTGGTTGATGTGCTGGCCTGGGCGTGAGCGAGTGACAGCAGCGCCAGGGCCGCGCCGATAAATCGGTTGTTGACAAAAAACCGGCTGCCTCGCGTTTTAACGGCGGCGATAGCGCCGTAGTAGGCATTGGCTGGAGCGCCTGTTAATCCGGAGAAGGGGTTGTGGGCGACAGCACTGGACAGCGGCAGGCCAAGCTTGATGCTCGATGCGATGCCGCCGTTATTGCTGCACAGGTATTTATCGACAAACACACCCGACTGGACCAGTCCGTCGTTATAAAACGCGCGGTGCAGTGCGTAGCCGTTGGCATTGGCTGTTGCCAGGTCGCTGTAGGCGTTAACGCGTTTTATGTCTACTGCGTTGATCGATAGTCCGTTTGAGCCGGTGCCGATTTTGTAATAAAACGCGGGTATCCAGCACATGATCGAACCGTCGGAATATTGGTAGTTGCCATAGTTGTTTGAGGTAATATCCGTTGTTCCGGTCATCAACGAAAACCCGTTCGGCGGCCAAGGGCAGATGCCTACGCCAAAGCCTTGGCTGCCTGGGATGCCGATGTTGTTGATCTCTGTGCGCTGGATATAGCGCAAATCGGCCTGCGCGCGCGTTAATCCTGATGATTTTGGCATTACCATTCCCTCGCTATAAACGGCTGATTGTCGGTGGTGCCGATGATGCTGAGTTGTCCTGTGCCGCATCCGCCGGATGGGCTTTCGTAGGACTCGCCGGGAGCTACTTCCCGAGACGGTGGCGTTTTAGCGGCGGTAGACACGTCCGACACCCAAAATGAATGTGTGTTTGCGGTCAGCGTCTGATTGATTAGTACATTGCCGGGGTTTTCGACCAAAAAGCCCCGGCGCTTTGTGTTTGCCGGGGCGATTTGTTGGGCGGTATTGGCGGTCGTTATTGTGCCGCTTCGGTCGGTTAGGCTGAACGGAGATTCCTGCGCGACTTGTCCGCCCTGCTCTGCGTTGCTCAGGCTGTTAAATGAGGCAAAATTTTGCATGTATAACTCCTTATCGATTATTTACCACTCGCGAGCGGTATAAGGCTGACCAGTTGTTGTGCTGATAATGCTCAGCGCATTGATGCTGCAACCATTCGCTGGTGATTCATAGCAGACGCCGGGCGGTATTTCTATCGCTGGCGAACCCGTTACTGCTGTGGCTATGTCTGACACCCATAGCGTGGACGTGCTGCTTGTAGGGTTTTCTACCGACCAGCCGCGGCGTTTACGGTTGGTCGGTGCGAATTGCTGGGCAACTCCGCCTGCTGTTATTGTTCCGGAGCGGTCTATTGGCTCTGCTGGCATGTCTGTGATCCTCTGGTTCAGCGTTAATTATTAAAATAAATTGCGATAATCTTTATACGGTGCTAACAGCTGGATAGCGGCGTAGGCGATTGTCCGTACCGTTATTCCGCTCTCTAGGGCGGACTGGAAATTTTCCCATTGTCCCGCGATGATTTTCAGCGCCTTTTTTATGTCTTCCGGTACGGCGGCGGCGTTGGCATAGCCGCTGACATAGCTGATTTGTACGGCGTTCGGCACTGCTCTGGTGGTCGGCCAGGATAGTCCGTAAGCCGGCAGTACGCGTGACGATATGAGATCGACTTGATAATTTGCCGGGTCAAGTGTGGTTAATACGCCGGCATCGTTGACGTAATTGATTGATGCGACTGATTGCAAATCAAGGCGTAGGTCGATAAAGTCGGTCAACAGTTGCCCACGTCTTAAGGTAGGGAATGCGTCGGCATAATATCCCCATGTCTGCGTGATCAAGGCGCGGCGGGTGAACCACTCTGCCCAGATTCGCGCTGCCTTGATGTTTGCGCTGAATACCGGATCACGCTCTGTTGCTGAGTCGTCCATGACGCCCAGCTGTAAGCGCAATTCGGCTAAGGTAATAGGCTCTGCTGCTGGCTGAGTGGTTATTTTTTCCATTTACCGAGCGGTGTCTTTTAATTTATCAAATGTACGTAATCCGGCGAGGCCAAGTAGACCACCTAATATTTGCAGGGTGAGGTCGGTATCGATGGTTGGGAATGGTCCGGTATAACCCGCCAGTACTACAGCAATGAATCGGGAGAAAGGCTCGATCAGACCGGCATAGGCTAGGGATGCACCACACACCCAGCCGACCGCTGGACGCCAACCGGCGACAAATACGGATGAGCTGGTCGCTTCGATTTTGTTGATCTCTAGCTGCCCCATGATCAGGTTAAATTCGTTTTGCAGATCTTGCGAGAGTTGTGCGAGTTTGGCTTTTTCGATTTCTGTCGCATCCGGCCAGATGCGTTTTATTGCGCTGTCGGCTAGTGTGCTAACTGCGGCTATTGCGTCGTCTATTACGAACATTTGGATGCCTGCTTGATTCAATTTTAAGCAAAAAACGCCCGGTTAAGGGCGTTTTTTGGGTGTTTTATCGGGGTTTTGCGGCTCTTCTGGCTTATCAACCAGCTCCACCCAGCCCTCTTCCAGAGCCACGGCAGCTAGATCGCTTTCAAGATCGACGATTTCGCCCTTTTGATAATCGATTACAGTTGATCCGTTGGGCGACCCCTTGAATGCCTTGATTATTTTATACACGATGATTCCTCATACAGTGCCGGGCTGGCCCGGCACTACAAATGGTTATGATTAAGCGGGCGGGTTTACGGTCGGGGCTAACGCGGGATCGCCTAAGATCGCCACGACGCTGACAAAGGCGGCTGAGGCGTTGGCGGCTGGCGTTATGGTCATTCGGGTATAGCGCTTGTTCCCTTTGTAGCCCAACTTGAAAACCTTGTCGTCGTCGCTGAAAATGAAGCTTGCCAGCGCTTCGGTTCCCAGCAGGAAATCATCAGCTACGGCGGCGGCATCGGATAAGTTTGCTGCGTCGCCATCTTCAAGCAATACGGTAAATGTTGCGTCGGCGTCGGCTAATGAGCCGGTGGCGATGGCGTACTCCAGTGATTCATAACCCTGCCGGTCGATGATTTGCCCGACCAGCGCAGTGGTTCCAGTCTCTGCCACTGGCGAGATGACGCGCTTGATGTTGATATTGTTGTGTAGGTCTTCCATGGTTGAATCCTCTTTTTAAATAAGTGGGGGTTAGAGCCTAAGCGCCGACCTGTAAAAATAGCTAGTGCAGATGCTTTTAGCTGGTCGCGAATTTCATCAGCTTGATGGCTTCAAAATGCTTGATGCCGCCACCGACGCGCTTCCGAAAATTGAATTTCGTGGTGCCTTTTTCGGTGATGTTGTCGCGGATTAGTGCTATGCCAGTGCGGTCAACGATGCGGTATGCGCGTTTGAAATTGGCATACGCGATTGACAGAGAGTTGGCGGCGATGTCGGGCATGTTGTCGTCGATTTCAACCGGTGTGCCGAGTACGAAGCCGGGGAATTTTCCGGTTGCATCAGGGTTGAACAGGTAGAAATTGCCGCTGCCGTCTTTCATTTGTCGCACTTTCGCCAATGTCGAGTCGTTCATCAGCATCACTGCGCCGTTGCGGTAAGCGGCTTTAAGGCTGTGTTGAAGGGTGATGATTTGGTCGCCAGGGTTAGAGGCGGCAAAGTCATTGGCGGCACCGGATGCAATGTAGCCGACTTTTCCCCATGCATAGCTGCTGTTTGCTACGGTGTCGTAACCCAGGATGCCGCGCGGCTTTTTAACGCCGTCGCCGCTGATGAATGCCTCGCCTTCGCCTTCGCCGAAACCGATACCGGCCTCTTCAACGATGTCGGAAAACAAGTCGAAATCAGAGTCGTCCATCGCCGAGTTATAAAACCAAGGCTCGATCTCCATTTCTTCTGCGTTGATTTCGATTTTTGCCCATTTTGCTCCAGTGGCCTTCTTTACGGCATCGGCTGTTGTTTCGCCTTCACCAACCCATTTGGCCGCTGTGCCGCTTGTTTTTACCCGCATACTAAGGCTCTCTTTGCCGATACTTTTAACGTCGGCCAGGTTACGCAAAACCGAAACTTTGGCCGCGACACGGTCGATAAAGGTGTCCATTTCATCGTCGATTAAATAACCGCCGTCCACGTCGCTGCCACGCTGGAAAACTTTCTTTTCGAGGTCGGACAGGTCGCCGGGGTTGCCTTTTCTTAAAAAGTTTCTGAAAGCAGCTTTATGTTCCTGCTGCTCTTCAGTTAATGCGTTTTCATCGCTACCGGGCATATTTGGCCGGTTGGATTTTTTCATTATTTCTTGGATTTCGGCAGACAAGGTATTTAAGTCGGCGTTTATTTTATCGACTTTTTCGACGGTGTCGGCTGGGGCATAGCCTTTTTTCTCGACAGCTTCCAGACGGGCATCATTAGCCTTTTTAAATTCTTCGAATGTTTCGCCTTGCTTTTGCAGTAGCTTGGTAATGTCTTCCATGTCGCCGACACCAGCCAGCATGAGGCCGCCTGCGGTTAATTCTTCGGCTGATGCGGTATAGCCTAGTGATTGTGCAAAAAATACAATAGTGATTGCCAGTAACGACCACAGCGCTCTTGGGGTGATTCTCATGATTAACTCCTAGTTTTGTTTAAAAATATGGGTGTTGCGCTCAATCAGCGCGGTGATTTGCTTTAGCTCTTCGCTGCCGGAATCTCTCTCAGATGCGATGGCTCGAAAGCCGCGACTTATTACAGTCTGGGCGTCCTTTCTGCTCATTCCTGAATCTCTCAGGAATTGCTCGAATTCTCTTTCGTTAAGCCCATGTGCCGACTTAACATTGCCGATCCGGGCTTTTTCGTTGGCCGGAAATGTCACGATGCTGATTTCTATCAAGTCGATTTGTTTGATTAGCCGGTCGTAAGGGTCGCTTTTGCCGCCGTAAATTGAATCGCGGACGTAATAACCGATGGACAGGCCGGAAATGGCCGGTCTTGGCTGCATTTTCATCAGCGTATAAGCGTCGGTTCCGCGCGGTGTAGCGGCTAATGTACCGGCTGATTTAAGTCCAAAATCGTCTTCTGATAGGTCGGTGTAGACGCCGATAGGGGTCATGTCTTCGGCGGTGACGTTCCAGCCGCCGTGCTGCATGAGCATGGCAGGCCAGTTTTGCTTACCGGACTGCACATCAGCTAAGTATGCCGAAAACGCGCCTTTTTCGATTACGTCGCCGTAGCTGTCTACGTTACCAAATGCTGCACCGTAACCGGAAAACTCCATCAAGTCGGCGGTGGTTTCTGCTACTGCCAGTTTGCATTCGGCAAAGTTGATGCGTTTGGTTTCCAGGCTGCCGGTGGTTTGTTTTTTATGCGGCTGGGGCATTGGCTGTGTTCCCGTCTGTAGGTTGTTTAGGGTCTATTGCTGATGGATCAATCATATTGAGCGGGACGCGGTATTTTTCGCCGCCGTCGTAGGGATTCAGGTCTTCCAGTTCGCGGATTTCGTTGGGGTTTAATGCGCCGATGCCGTACATTTTTGAGTAAAAATCGGCGCGGGCTTGGGTGGTCATCGCTAGCAGGGCGTTACGGGTAAATTTGGTAAAGTACCCTGCGGCGAGCTCTTCGTCGGTTAGTAGATTGCAGTTTGCCGATTGTTCTATCCGAGTTAGCCATGGGCCTAATGTTTGCCGCAAGTGGATCAAGACCATTTGCTCGGCGCTGGCGTAGGTGGTAGTTTTGTCGGCGTGGCCGACCATCATCGGCAGCACTTTAAAATGGCGACAGGCCTCCTCAACTTGAAAGCGGCGGCTTTCTAGAAACTGCGCTGAATCGTTGGGCGTAGCCATCGGTGCCCACTTCATGCCGCCCCACATGACGGCAGTTTTATAGGCGTTTTCTCCGCCTGATTGCCGGGAATCCCAGCTTTCACGCAGTGATTTGGCTTGTTCTGTGGTCAGGTTGGCTTCGGTTGACAGTAAGCCGCCGACGGTTGCGCCGTTGCTGAACATTCTTGAGCCGTGATTTTCCAGCGCCAAGGCGAGGCCGATGGTGTCGCGCATCAGGCGGACGCCGTCCATGCCTTGCCAGCCGTTCCAGCTGGGGCCGCGCAGGTGCCATATTTCGGTGGCTGGCACGGTTTCTTGTTTGCCGTCTGCTAGGGACAGCGCGTAGGTGGTCTGGCCGTTTTTGCGGATCGGGCGCACTTGGTGCGGCTCAAAGGGCAGCAGTTCAACCACTTTGCCGCGCACTATATTTTTCCAGACATAGGCGTTGTTGGTCAGCACCAGGTGCATGCCGATTTGCTCCCGCATTTCGAACGCGGTCTGGTTATTGTTGGGCTTAGTTTTAATCAGCTTATGGATTGGGTGGGTGGTCGCCTGCTCGCTGCCGCCGCCCTCCAGAGGTCGGTAGGCTGCAAACGGCAGTTGGGCAATGTCCTCGCTGATAATGCGGATGCAGGCTTGGGCGGTGGAATACTGCAAAACGGTCTTCCAGTTGACGCTAATGCCTGCTTTCGACGCGGATTGTCCGAGTAGTTCCGCCCATATGTCGTTTATGCTGAGGCCGGACGAGGTGCTTTTTTTCTGCCACGGCCAAGGGCGGTTTTTTGTCAGGAAGTTTGCCATTACCAGAATTCTACGCCTACGTTAACCTGTGGGATTTCGCCCAGCATTGCTCTGCCAACAGCCATAATCATTGCTACTGCTGGATCGATTTTGCTGATTTTGTTTTCTTTATCGGGCATTAAGCCTCCGTTTGAAAATTCACGGCCTAATACGTTGCCTATTGCCCAGTTGGTGACTGGGTTGCCGTCATGATGAATGCGTCCAGCGGCGATTGCGGCTTCTATTTCCCGCATGCCCGGGCCTAGTTGACTACCATGTTGTTTGATTTCTACCGGCACTAGACCGGCTTCATCCAGGTCTCTGGCTATCAAAAAGGCGAAATGTGGGTCGTGGGGCACTTCGACGATGTTAAATCCGTCTTCTTTCATTCCGATTATTTCATCAGCTATGATTCTAAAATCCATTTCGGCGTCGCCGCCGATCAGTAGGTGTCCATCGTTTAGCCATTTGCTGTACAGTTCTTTTGACTGCGGAAAGTCATCACTGGCTATGGTGTCCGCCGGGAGATAGTTTTTGCTAAATACGTAGTAGTGTTTTTGGCCGTCGATGATGCGGCGGAATACCGGTATTAAGCTGCTGATGTCGTAGATTTTGGCTAAATCTAGGCCGGGAAAGCAGTCATCGTTTTTAAAATCGTCAATATTTAAGGTCGGGTCGCCGCACTCTACCCATTTGTTGGCGGGGAAAAAGGCTGATTTTGCCCAGCACCAGACGTTGAGGTGTTTGGTTTTGAAGGCGTTTTGTTTGCTGCTGTTTTGGGTTGCGTACTTTTGCGCGGCCCTCAGGAAGTCTGAACCTACTGATATACCCCAGTTTGGATTGGCCTTGATCAGGCTTTGTTCATCTGTCCAGGCGTCGTTCTTGTCGATGCCGTAGATGATGCCGAAAACTTCGTCGTTATCGACCAGTCCGGTCAGTACCCGCTCGACGTCTTTTTGCAATTCGTAACACGGGCCGGTTATGTTGGATCCGGCGGTGGTGATGACTAGCATCAAGCCCTGTTCCCGCGCACCTTGGCCGGTGTCCATGGTGTCGTAGAGGTCGGATGTTACGTGCTCGTGGTATTCGTCAACGATGGCAAGCGACGGGCTGGAGCCATCGCCGGGCTTGCCGATAACGGGTTCGAAGCGGGAATCGGGATATGCGGTAATGCTTTTGGCATTAACCTGCATTCCGTAAGAATCTCGCAATCCACGAAATTTTTCAACTATCAGCCGGGCAGGACGGAAGACCTCCCATGCTTGTTTTTCTGTAGTTGCACCACAGTATATTTCTGCGCCATGTTCGTGGTCGGCGGTCAGCATGTAAATGCCGATGGCGGCGGCTAGTACGCTTTTGCCGTTTTTGCGCGGTACGCAGATGTAGGCTTTCCGGTAGCGTCTTAGGCCGGTTTCTTTGTGTACCCAGCCGAACAGGTTGGCGATTATGAATTTTTGCCAGGGTTGCAGTATGATCCGTAGCCGTTTTGCTGCCCATTGGCCTTTGACGTGGGGCAGTTTTTCGATGAAATTGATGACCCGGACGGCTTTTTCGTGGTCGAACTGGTAATCAAAGTCGCGCTCTATGTCGGATGTGAAGCGTTTGCAGGCTAGTTGTTCGGCCTCGCACGCGAGTTTTCCACCGCTGATGACGGAATCGGCATAGTCAAATACGTCAATAATATGCGGATGGAATTCTGCATCACTTAAATTCGGCGAACTCATCGACTAAATTGCTCTGAATTGAGCTGACTAGGGATTTTTCATCAGATGGCGTTAGGCCGAAGCAGCTGGTAAGACGAGCGAGCTGGCGAGCGGTTTCATTTTGTTGTGCCGCCTCGGGACGGCTTTTTATTTGCCGTCCGTTCCGTGTCTCTGAGACATACGTCTCCCCGTTATCGATTAGGAACTTTCTGATTTCTGCGAGTCTTGCCAGGAGGTAGCAGTATTCGGCAAAAGCGAAAACAAAGTGCGGCTTCAGGCGACCGAGCGACATCATTTCAGGTGCCAACATGTCCCATACCGCACCTGCTGACGCTGGCCAAACAGGAGTAATCTCGGGTTTTAAAGCACGAGCATCATCAATTTGTTTGGACGTGACTTCGCCGCTCCCCGGCAAGTAATGCACGTTGGAGTTAAGATCAGGTTTTCGTCCGGCCATTTTATTTAAAGTCGTTTGATTTTTTTGCGATTAACGCATTGACTAATTTTTGTGCCAGGTCGGATATTGCACCGCCCTCAATAATTATGCCAACTATGACGCATTGCTTAACTAAGCTACGCACTTGGCCGGTGGAGATGTTCATTGCTTCCGCTATTTTTTGCGGCGAATATTTGGTGTTGATTTCAGGTAGTTCAACTGCATCAGGCCCATCGGCATCTACGCGATTCCAGGCTATGACTAGCCGGGCTATTTCTTCGTCGATAAATAAGACGCAATCGGTGGGTTTTGTTGATTTCATGCTTCTTGAGTATCGGCGTTTTGGCTGATGAATAATTCACAGACTCTAGCCAGGGCATTGCCTTGCTTGTTTTTGTTAGGCGATTCAGTGTATTCGCCTCTGGTATTAGCTATATCTAAAGCTTTTTTTACCTGCTCAACTTGGTCGCCATACAAGACAAATGTCATTTTTTTGGTAGACTGATCGCTTGCAGGCTTCTCAGGTGGACTTATAAGTTTTTCTAACTCAGCGCCATCAAAAACAACCAGTTGCATATCCAAACCGTCTAGCTGTAAATCGGCAAGCTCTAAGGCCAAAATGTCTTTGTCCCAACTGGACTCTTCGCCGATTTTATTATCGGCAATGACGTATGCCCGCTTTTGGTCTTCGGTTAAGTGCGATAAATCGATTGACGGGACCTCGACCAGCCCAAGCTGGATGGCAGCTAGTCGGCGACCATGGCCCGCAAGTATGTTATTGCCGTCAACAAGGATCGGGGTTGTCCAGCCAAATTCCGAGATTATTCCAGCAAGCTTATCAACCTGATCCTTGGGATGTTTCCGAGCGTTTTTCGGATTAGGAACCAAGCTGGAAACCGTAATTAACTTAACAACAAGTTTATTTTTCATTAAAAATCATCAATCCTATATCAAAACCCAGTGGGCTTTTTCTATTCAAAACATTCCACGTAAAAATGTCACTGGGGGCGGGGTCTAGGTCAGAGAGGTTGTAGAGATTTGACCGCCCCTCCCCAGGTCGTACTTAACTCGGTCTTGATTAGTCTTTGTTGTGTGGCATGGCTTGCATAACGCCTGCCAGTTTGATCGATCATACTTACGCATCGGGTCGACCTGAATTGGGATGATGTGATCGACCTCAGCAGCTGGAGTTACAATCCCTTTGGCATCACAGCAAACACATAGCGGATGACTCTTTAGGTATCCGGCACTGGTCTTCTGCCATTTGTAATCATATCCGCGTTGAGTCGATGACCCGCGACGCAGATCATTAGCTCTACCGCTAACTTTTATATCACCAACATGAACAGCACACAGCCCAGG